TTTAGTATCCTTATGTTAATCTTAATATTGCAGCAGATGTTGTAAATGCTGGAAACTGAATTGTAAATGTTCCTGCAGTTGCAGTTTTATTACCACCAAAATCTAAAACACAAACAGCGTCAGTAGTATTTGAACCACCGTTGGTTGTTGTATTATAAATTAAAGCTCCTCGAGCTGTAAGTGTTACACCTGTAAATGATAAATCAGCAAAGTCAGTAATAGCTACTGATGATGACACCTTAACACCTTGATTAACAAGTGCTGAACCACCTGCTGTATATTGGCCTGAATTAGAAACTTCAGATCCAGTTGCTCCTAAATTTGGTGAATAATTCGTAGTTGATTTACCTAATGTTGCAGTGTCTTTATATAATGCTAATTTGTATGTATCTGTTGATGCATCAAAATCGTGACTTCCTTGTAGTAGCTCTTTTTTAAAACTATCACAAATTGCGTTTGTTGTTATTGCCATAATATTTCTCCTTTAAATTTAATTGTTTGGTGACGGTGAAGGTACTTTAACCCTTGGTACACCATCATCATATTCTGCACGTCTTCTTCTCCCCATTTGTTGAAGAGCAAAATTCTGTATACTTTCATTATACTTACTTTTATATAGATTGTACATATCCATTGGTCCTTTAAGATAAGCAAAAGCTTCAGTTAACACACCATCTAAAAGTAAACCTTGTTGGTATTCTGATAAATAAGTATTATTAGTAGAGGTAAAACTTGGTGGTGAAATAATATAATTTAACTGTAATGCATAAGCTTGATCTGGAGTCGGAGCCACAACAATACTAGATTCATCCCAATTAGCGTAATATTTTGGTAAGCCTGTAGTACCACTACCATTATACTCTGAAATAAAACTTGTATCTCTTTTTTCCATGAAAGTTCTGGTACCAGATTGATCAGTTGTACTAAATACTTGAAGAGATCTAATAATTAAAAAATCTGAAGGAGTAACTAAATATCTTTTACTTGCAGTAAATGAAGAAGTTGCATATTTTCTTGTATCATCATAATCAACCGATCCTGCTACATTCAATTCTGTGTTTCTTATAAATTGTCCAATTATAGTATCACTTAATACATTTGAATCTACTTCTGTGTAGTTTCTAACTTGTGTTAAAAAATCTGAATAAGTTATAGCCATTATGTAATGCTCACTGTTATATTGCCTAAAGTTGAAATTAATTGTCTTCTTCTATTTTGTAATGATGGATCTTCTGGAAACATACTTGATATGGAAGTAGTAATTCCATTTGATGTAACTTGAGTTGACTGTGTTCCAAAAGCAAAGTCTCCTGGTAAAGTTAAATTAGCAGTCATCATACCTTGACCTCCTGTTGATGCTATTGCACCATTAACTACAGTTGGTTGTTGAAAATCTTGCGACCTTGTATTTTGTAAAGCTACAGGATCAGCTTTATGATAAGGTGGATCTAGTTGAGGATGTTTTGGTTCATACTCTGATATATGAACTAATGCACCTGTCCACTCCTTAACCATTTCTTTATAAGGAAACGCTTGTCCAGATCTATCTGATATTGCTTTACTTCTTCTACCTGATGCGTAACTCATTACGAACCTCCAGGAAAGTATGACTGAGGAGAAATATAAACTGAAGTTCTAGAACCATCTTCGTTTAATGCTCTAATTAATTCATCCTCATATAATTGTTTTAAAACTTGTATTCTATCAGGTGCTCTTTTTTGTGATAAATAATATGCAAGACCAGAACACATACATGGTAAAAATCTGTAAGCGACATCAGCTGTTTTTGTAAATCCACCTGCATCTTCAATTCTATTTATTGTATAAAATTTTAATGTTGTATAAGTAGATGCATCGGGTGCAACATATAAACTTATAGTTGGTGTTGTTTGTCTATCAACGTAATATTGTGAAGGTTGACCTGTTGCAAGTTTATTTGGAAGTGCAGCATATGCAGATCTATCAATTTTTGTTAATGCAATATCATTTGTTGATGATGTATTTCCTGCTGCATTTGTTGTTGAGATATATGCTTCAAGTACATCGTTGACATCTGTAGCTACAGTGTATGTAGCAGTGCCTGCTACTAATGCTTTTTCATTAAGTTTAACTTTCCAAAGGTGTATACCTCTGTTACCCCATTCTGAAAATAAAAGATTTAAACTTCTTCTTGCGCTACGTAAGTCATTACCACTATTAGTTCGCATACCACATCGTTCGTATGCTTCTTCAATAATGTCATCGATCTGAAGATCGAATGCTGTAGTTCCTGACGTAGCCATAATTCATTACATTATGTCTTTGTAATAATCCAAAGACTTTCCTGGTATTAAATTCTCATCCTGTAAACCTTCGCCTTGAGTTCTGGCTGCGCCATAACCTTTAGCTTCTGCACCTTTGTATGCTTTCATCATCTTAAAATCTTCACCGGATATTTTACCATCTTTATTTTTATCTAATTTCTTTTGTCCACCTTTTAACATTGTGTCTCCTCCTATACTCATTTTTAAAAGATCTGCATGAGATTGTTTTGTTGATTTTTTACTTAATTCTGTTTTTAATTTTTTAATCTTAGCTTTTTTCTCAGGAGATAAAGTTGCAACTTTATAAGCAAGATTAGCAGCTTCGAATCCTGCAGCAACAGGTAATGCGACTCTACTAGCAACTCTACCTACTGCTCTAAGTTTACCAAACTTACCTGCTTTTTTAGTTGCACTAGCAAATTTAGCTGCACTTGGAAGTTTACCACTTAATAAAGATTTTGTTTTTTGGCCAGCTTTAAACATTTTATATTGTGTTTGAGATGGACCTATAGCTTTTGAACTTTTAGGTGCTTTCTCAATTGCTTTGCCAAGATAAACATCTGCTCTTTTAAATAATCCTTTTAATTTATCTGATAATTTCTCTGCCATAATTCTCCTAGATTTCTATCATACCACCATAATACTTCTTGGTAAAGGTACTGACGTTGTTTGGTTTGCCTCCAGAATTACCTGCTTGTCTCTTCCTTGCAACAGCAGAACGCTTTTGCGAGTCTGTCATTCGGCTTGCTTTTGCAGCAGGCACGCATTTGGGGTATTTTCTTTTTGATCCACTTGCAGATTTTCTTCCACATTCTTTGTATCCTCCCCCTTTTTTAGGTGATCCTATATCGACCCATTTTTCATTAAACCATTTTTTAAGACTCATTAAAATACGCCTTTGAATCCCATACCTCTAATTGCAGCTCCACCACCTCTTGTAAATTCTGGAACTTTTCTTCCTTTACCTGCATCTCCATATGCACTTGTTGTAGTATCGACTTTCATAGATTCAGAAGGCTCGGCAATTGTGTATGGTTTTTTCTTTGGTTTTTTGTAATTATATTTTTTTTCTTTTGGAAAATTATTAATTACTTTTTGTGCTTCAGATTTTAATTCTTCAACTGAAATTCCATTTTTTGCCTTTATAACAGATTGTAAACTTTTAGCTTGTGCGGCATGTAATTTAGATGCTTTTTTTAACCCGGTTATTACTTTGTTAATTTTAGTTTCTCCACCTATTTTTTTACCAGCTGGTTTTGGTCCTTTAAAATCTTTTCTTTTAACACCTGATGGATCTTTAATTTTACCTGCACATATTTTTGAAGCGTATGCATTTGCATATGCGGACGGGTAAACTGAAAATTTTCTTTTGGCTGCGGCTTTGCCTCTTGCACATAATTTAGTCATGCAAGATTATAACATCTTTTGACTAGACAGTAAATGTCTTGGCAAGTGGGTTTTTCTTACGTTTGATAGCAAGTTTAACTTTTTTCTTTTTTTCTTTCTCGTCTCTCGCACCACGTAATTTACCCTCTATTTGTTTTGATATTTGTGATCTTCCTATTGTCATGTTAAATCCTTTGCTTTTCCTATAACTGGTTTATACTTTGTTTTACCCTCAGATTTGTATGCATGCAAGAACTGTTTTCTTGGTTGATCTGTTGTATAGCTACAATGTATCCATCCCGAGTTAGGTTCGCCAGGAGTGTAGAACTCAAGGATCAATTGATCGTAGTCTAAGTTCTTGTTTATCCAATCCGCTAGTTCTGCATTATCAACACCCATACATTCAAAATCTGCCGCCTCAGCTTTTGCATGTTGGCTATTAATTGAGCTGCCAATTTTTAGGCAAAGCTGTTCTGAACGGAATCCACTAGTCACTTTTACTCTACCAAAGTGGTCTCGTACCGGTTGCAGTATATTTTCACATAATGCTTTTAATTTTTCAATCTGTCCTGAATTAGGATTGTTATTAATATCTAAACGAACAGCAGTGTCAGATTTAATTAATTCTTGTAAACTAAAATTTCGTGTTAATTCCATTGTTACTCCAATATTAAAGATTTTATATATTTTCTTTCTTGATACAACTCTATCTTTGCCTTACCCTTGTAACATTTGTAAGATACAGATTCAGAATACTCCCTCTCCGCGTGACGCTTCCCGCGAAGGCAATGGGCCATGTTTTTTTGCACAAGGTGTTCCTTGATCTCTCCGTTTACAAACATTAATAGTGCTACTACAGTTTCAATCATATTTCCTTACATATATTAATATAGCCATTACAGTAACTGAAACGACAATACCTATAAAAAATAAATTTATCATTGACCATTACCATTTTTATAATGCATGTCTCTTGCTTTATCTTTTAGTTCTTCAATATCATTTAAAGCTTTTTCCATTTGCTTTGTTAAAAATTCTATGTTGACTTTGTTTAATGCCATAGATTCTATGTGTTTGTTTAACTTGTCAGTGGTTTTGTATAAATCCTCGATCATCATAAATTGCTCTGAGTCTGCAGGAAGTGAACCTAGTTGTCCTCTTGGCCATTTAATTCTAAACTCTGTATTTTCATTTAAATCTTTTTCCATTATTTGTAATCTGGTGTCTGCAACATTAAGACGTTCAATCATCTGAAAGTAGCCCATCGTTCCAAGTGCTACGATAATTATCAAACTAGCAACCGTTTTCATAGGCATCTGCACAGCGGCCTCTTCAGAAATCTTTAGTGGTTTATTAT